ACAATCTTACCTTGCACATCAAATATGTCATTCAATTTATCATCAACAGTTTTTTTCATTATATGCCGTTTGTTTTAGTTTCAGTTACAGTAAAGTTTTCATCGCCATTAAATGTTTGTACGTTTACGATACCAGTATCAATAAATGTACTGACTTCAGCATTTGAGATGTACTTGAACTTTCTGCTAGGTCCGAATAGATATCCTTTAACAGTAAAGTCCATCTGCCAAGATAAAACTCTACGTCCATCAAAGTCACCTTCGTATGAATCATCTACGCTTACGCTATTTAATTCAATTGGTATGTCCATATTTATTCCTAGTTCAGGAATCAATTTCATAGTGACTGTCCAATCTGGTGTGAAGAACGGAATAATTTGTTCAACAATTTGCGTACCATCTTCTGCATATCTAACTAATGCATATAGAGAGAAGTTAATGTCATATGGTACTGGTGTGTATGAATAATTAAAATCATTTCCACCAACATCTACGCCCTTTACAATTTTATGTGCGCTATTTAATTTTCTTTGTGGTGCATATGTAATGCTAGTAAACTCAAACCCCATTCTAGGAAGAGTAACAGCAAGTGGACGATTCAATGTTGGATCACCCAAAACACGCTGAACAAATTTCTGCTTAGGCGAATATTCAATGGGAACGCTGATTGTTTGCTGTTTATTTCCATCGCTATCATATCTTTCGACTTGAATTTCATTAAACAAGTTTCCAAACATAATGACATAACGCCTTAACGCACCATGGTAAAAATCGTGACCGAACATCATATTTAATAAGTCCTTGTAAGTGCAAATGGATTTTTCTCTGAGAAATCTAGAACGTCACCATCAATAATTTTCTTTCCAATTGCTTCGTTATCCGCAGCCACCTCAAATGGTATGACTGTATCGCCTTCTGCAAGAAGTCTAGTGCTATCTTCTAAAGCAAAAATATTTGATTCTTCATCTGTTATTTTTTCGATGTTATCAGTTGAAAGACTGTATGTGTCTTCAAGCGCATCAATGTCTGCAACACCAGTATCAAGTTTTTCGCTAGAGTATTCGAATCTATCGCAACGCATTTCAAATGTGTATATGTCACCTAACTGATAAAAGTTTTCGATATTCTCTGTAAATTTAATTTCGTACATGTAGCCAAGTAAAGGAATCCAAATTAAATCTCCTTCTCTTGGTCTTAAAATGTCTGTGTAGTCGTAAGTCTGTGTGTCTATTAAGTATCCATCGTCTTCAAGTCGAATATTGTATCCATATTCCGTATTGATTAGTGGCTTAAGTGATTCAATGAATCTATGCTGTGCAACAAGAAACGTAATCGATTCATCAATTTGAAGACCAAACTTGGACAAGAAATCTTCTTGTCCTTGGAAGCCGTCAAAACTCTTGACGTACATTTCCATAGACAATGCATCTTCATATTTTACTAATCCATCTTCACCATAAATTTCATCTAAATTGACTTGAGTTCTTGGAATATAATATCCATCGATGCCATAAATCTTTATAGCTTCAGAAACTAAATCGTGAATTATTTTTTGCTCTTGTTTTATAAAAGCATATTGATTGAAATAACGATTACGTGCCATTTTTAACCTAGCATATCAGTAACAGGCAATGAGTATGAACTAATCATTTCTGATTCCATACCCTGAATTTCATCTATTGCTTCATCCCAAATTTTCTGCCCGTTAAAAGAAACTCCTCCAGGCATAGAAATGCCTTCGAATTTTTTCAAGTTTTCACCCCATTGTTTTTTAATTAATGCTGTGCAATACTTTTGTAGCCATCTATCGTTGTAAATGTCAGTATAAGTGTCTGGATTAATTTTTTGATACGCTTCAACAATAATATATTCGCCTAGAACAACTTTTTCACCCCAAGCAATATCGATAAAAAGTTTATTTGAGTGACGTTGAAAACGAATAGCTTGTTTACCAACAAATAATTCTTCTGCTAAAGCAACGTTTTGCAATGCCATGTAGTATGGTGCAAATGGACCAGTATTGAACGCAAACAAATCATTCAATGCAATCTGATATCTTAGATTGAATAGATTGTTTGTGGAATAACTATTGCCTAATGGAAGAATATTGATTACACCAATGACAGAATCATCTATTGAAAGATACTTGTTGTCAATGTCTGTTTGTGTGACTTGATGTGCTAGATATACTTTTTCTGTTGCATCGTAGTGATAGTCATAGTAATATGAGAATGCCATTTCGATACAGTCTTCAACTTGTTCATCTGCTACGTTAATTTCTAACAGAGGTGCACCAAGTCTTCTGAGACAGAATTCTTTAAATTCTTCTCTGGATGCTGGTTTACTTATACTCATTTGTGCCCCTTATAAATTTCTTTCTCCTATTTATAATACGTGGCATTCATAAAAAAACCCCCATAAAGGGGGTTTTAATTTTGTTCGTATTCGAATTATCGATACATACCTTCAATGAATAAATCATCAATTTGCAATTCTGTTAATCCGAGAGAACTAGAAAGCAATGATGTAACAGGAGAATTATAACGGAGAACATGTTCTCCATACTGCCACTCAATTTTAGTAACTTGTTTTGTATTTGCATCGGCAATAGCTTCAATTGCAGTTTCTAATGCAGTTAGAATGTTTGCACCCAAGAATGTTAATCTTGCTTGACGCATTGTGATGGATGATGGAACCGTAGATTTTTTATATGCCGCATCTGCAACATCTAATTGGTCATTGGTAACCCCAAGATTTAATGGTGCTAATTCTTCTCTATTCAAAAATACGTGATATGGGTATCCTGCCCAAATCATATCGACTCTGTGGGCATAGTCTAATACATCTAAACCAGAAATTGTTCCCCAAGTTTCTGGTAATGGACCCGCAGACAATACCTGCTTTGTTGATTTATCGATGCAATAAAAGTTGCTCATTTTCTTTTCTCCAATTTAAAATCTTTTTTCTGATAGAATAATTGCCTATATGCGGCTCTTATACGTGATGGGAATGAATATTTATGTTTATCATATTCTGCAATTGTAGCTTTTCCGGACAATCCAGTAATTGTTTCTCTTTTAAACGGAATAATTTGAAGTAATGGCGTTCCCGCTGAAACTTCCCACTCACCTTCACGTAATGCAGTAAACACCCAATTAATTTGATGAAACACATCCCCATCTATAACTCCAGGATACATAAACAAATCTTCTAAAAATGGATTATGATAATATGCTGGTAGTAAATAGAAAGACCAACCCGGCTTAGTGATAATTCCCCATGGACATGGCATCTTATTGCAAACTCCAGGCGTTACAAATTTTCCTTTTTCATCTTTATCAATTCGGACAAAATTGTCAACCAATTTAAAATCTAAAGGCTGATTATCTCTATATTCTTGTGAGGCAGGACCAGCTTTCATAATTGTCGTGCCCTGTCTAGTTGTTTTGATTTTAAAATCAGTCCATGCAGGAACAATATATCCAGACTTCATGTAATCGACCATACCAGGACAGTTCATGAATTTTGCGGCCGCAGGTCTATCTTTTTGGGCTCTAACCCAATCCGGAAATACATCTTTAGCCAGTTTTATGTCTGTTAATGCTATAGAATATGCTCCACCTTCATTGCTACAAAATTTAATTATCGGATCATCATCACGATTAAAAAATTCTTTAATTTTACCAATCATTTATTCACCCTTTGTTCATTTTGATATACGCCTTCTCTTGTCATTTGACTTTTTGATAGTCGATGAATATTCATCAATTCATCTTGTGTAAGTTGTCGTATATTATGTTTAATGTCAATCGTATCTCTTTTTATAGGAATCGCAGTCATCATTGGCGTTCCCGCACGTATGTATCCTTCATAGCTAGGTAAAATCCAACGACCAGGAAAATTAACCTGCTTAACATACTTATCAGTATCAACTAAACCACCTAGCAATTGAAATCTATTCTCTAAAGAATTTATGCATGGCACAAATAATGTTGACCAACCTGGACTAGTTTTTACTACCCAAGGGTTAATAAATTTCAATGGCTGAGACCTACCAAATGGCGAATTATTTTCTCTATCGCTAACTTGCCCCAAATGATGAAATTCTAATGCGGGACCAAAGTCTTGAAAATCTGGTCCTTTTGTGACCTTACAATCTTTGTCAACTTTAACATATAAATCTTGCATGAACGGAATTGTATATCCTATTGCCATAGCGTCAATCATGGGCATACATTTTTTTGCGGTCGGCATAGGACCGCCTTTTCCATCTCTAAATTTATCGCTATATGCCGGAATTTTTTTATACCATTCCGGCATATTTTTATTTGACGGTGAAGGTTCAGGTATTGATTTCCAATACCGTTCATCACATAAGAATTCAATCGTTGGCGATTTGAATATCGAAATTAATTTCATCGAAATTTAGGACCATTCACCCAAGTAACTAGAGTAACTCTTTCTCCAGAAGTTACTGGAGTAACTTTATGTGGAACCCAAGATGGGAAAATTAAAATTTGACCTGGAAGCAATCTAATAGTTTCACATTTATCTGGATTACCATTATAATTGATAACAAAGTCTCCGCCTTCATATTCAGATGGGTCTGTCAAGCCAACTACTACTGATAGTTTTCTGTGATAGCCTAAATTTGGACCGGCATCACAATGCCAATCATAAAATTGTCCCTCTTTATACTTTGCGTATTGTAAGATTTCAAACATACCTAAATCAAATTGAAATTTATCATAGTTTACTTTAGATACAATTTGTTGAATTCTGTTATATAACCATTCAGTTTGTTCTGATGGCAGAACAGTAGATATGCTATTGTCTCTAACCTCAGTATCAAGTACGTGGTCGGAATTTAGCGAAGAGCCGCCGACAACACCTTGCTGAAACTCAGCCATCTCACCTATACTAATAACATCACGAATTTCTTCTTCATTGAGTGCATCTGCCCAAATAACGAATTGTTCTAATGGACTGTGAATGTCACGAATTGTCATAACTGCTTGAGCCATAGGACTCAATTGCATTCTGCGTTGACCTTGTTGCTGATTTTGACCTTGTTGCTGATTTGGATTACTCATAATTAACCACCTTTTAAAAAAAAAATAAAAAAACAAACTACTAATTATATATGTCAATCATTTATGATAGAAACATATCCTCCTGGAGGAACTGTAATTGATATTCCAGCCGTCACATAATTAACGTCAATCAGAGTTGGTCCAATAACAGATGCTGGAGTGTCTGATGCGCCACCAGGAAGTGGTACACCCAAAACAACATAAGAACCACCTTGATTTCCTGGAATAGTATTTCCGGGTACAGTTGGATTGTATGTTGTTGGATTATAATACGTTGGATTTGTATAGTAAAATGTTGGAACAGAATAACCAGTGGGTATTTGTGCGTTATAGCCGCCGCCAGTCCAATAGACATACTGATCCCAAGTCTCACCATTACCCCAATAATTAAATGGCCATGCATAATAAGCATATTCTGGCGAATATGAAAAATAATAATACGATACAGTCCCATATGGGAATCCGTTCCAGTATACGGCTAGTTGATAAAGATATGCAAAATAGAATCCGGTTGTCACAAAGTATCCAGGAACAGTAGTCTGATTTCCACCGGATGAGTAATTTCCAGGAATAGTATTTCCTGGTACAGTTGGATTGTATGTTGTTGGATTTCCTGGAGATGATCTAGCCTGTAATCTAAAACTAGTTTTTCCATAAGGAGGATAATAAGTTCCAGGCGCATTAAACGTAACCGTTTCTTTAACGATTGCGTTTGTTTTTTCTCTTCTTAATAAACCTGATATCTTCATATTATTATTTAATCGTTTATAATGGACACGTATCCACCTGGAGGGACTGAAATTGATATCCCACTTGATATATAGTCAACTGAAGTTGGAGTTGGACCGACAACTGGCGCAGACGAATCACTAATACCACCAGGAAGTGGTACACCTAAAACTATATATGACGATCCTTGGTTTCCTGGAATTGCATTTCCAGGTACAGTTGGATTGTATGTTGTCGGATTATAATACGTTGGGTTGTAATAGAAATAAGTTGGATTACTGTATCCAGCAGCTACTGCTTGAGTATATCCACCACCAGTCCATTCTTGATACATTTCCCAAGCCTCACCATTGCCCCAATAATTAAATCCCCATATGTAATAAGAAAAATACGGACTTGTATTAAAAAAATAAAAATTTATTTGCCCATATGGATATCCGTACCAGTAAACATGTATTTGATACACATACTGAAAATACGTATATTGATACACAAAATTACCCGGAACAGTAACTTGATTAGCATTTGCTGTAACATTTCCGGGAACAGTATTTCCTGGTACAGTTGGATTGTATGTTGTTGGATTTCCTGGAGATGATCTAGCCTGTAATCTAAAACTAGTTTTTCCATAGGGAGGATAGTAAGTCCCAGGTGCATTGAATGTGACTGTCTCCTTGACAATCGCATTAGTGCGCTCTCTTCTTAATAAACCTGATATTTTCATATTTTAATCATTTATGATAGATATGTATCCACCAGGAGGAACAGAAATTGATATACCAGCCTTTGTATAATCAACATCGACCGAAACTGGACCAACAACCGGCGCTAAAGAATCACTACCACCACCAGGAAGAGGCACACCTAAAACCGTATATGACGATCCTTGGTTTCCTGGAATTGCATTTCCTGGTATAGTTGGATTATAATTTGTTGGATTATAGTAGGTCGGATTCGTATAGTAAAACGTTGGATTTGAATATCCATTAGTTACTTGTTGAGTATATCCACCACCAGTCCAATAATCATATGCCGACCAAAAATTCCCATATATAAATGATGGCCACACATAAGTGTTAAAATACGGACTTGGTGCAAAATAATAATAATCTATAAACCCATATGGATATCCATCCCAATATTGACGTATTTGATACACATACTGAAAATAGAATCCGGTTACCACAAATTGTGCAGGAACAGTAACTTGGTTTCCACCGGATGCATAATTTCCCGGTACAGTATTTCCTGGTACAGTTGGATTGTATGTTGTAGGGTTGCCCGATGATGATCTACCTTGCAATCGAAAGGATGTCTTTCCGTAAGGTGGATAATACGTTCCAGGAGCATTGAATGTAACCGTGTCTTTAACGATTGCTCTTGTTTTTTCTCTTCTTAGTAGTCCAGAAACTTTCATAGCTTCTCTTTAATCGTTTATGATAGATACATATCCACCAGGAGGAACAGAAATTGATATACCAGAAGTTAAGTAGTCAACTGAAATCGGAGTTGGTCCAATAACAGGTGCTGATGAATCACTACCACCACCAGGAAGCGGCACACCTAAAACTGAATATGACGCACCTTGATTTCCTGGGATTGTATTTCCTGGAGTTGTTGGATTAGTATATGCAGGATTATAGTAGGTTGGATTTGTATAATAATATGCGGCTTGAAAATAACCAGCGGCTACTTGTTGAGTATATCCACCACCAGTCCAATAAACATAATAAGTCCACTCATTACCATCGCCCCAAATATTATATCCAAAAACACCAAATCCATTTTCGGTAAATGTTGAAAAATAATAATAAGTAATAAACCCAAATGGAAATCCATTCCATTGCATGTATATTTGATACACATACTGAAAATAATAAAATGTTGTCACAAAAGATGCTGGTACATATCCTTGATTTCCGCCTGATGCATAATTTCCTGCAACAAAGTTTCCTGGTATAGTTGGATTGTATGTTGTCGAATTGCCTGGTGTTGATCTTCCTTGCAATCTAAAATTACTTTTTCCATAGGGAGGATAGTAAGTCCCAGGCGCATTAAACGTAACTGTCTGCTTGACAATTGCGTTTGTTCGCTCTCTTCTTAGTAATCCAGAAACTTTCATAATTTATATTGTATCATTAATAGTTCGTGATTGCAAGTGATCCAACGTATGTAGTACCACCATCTCTTGTGAAGAACGTATATGCATCTTGTTTTCCTGATGTTGTTGTTCTTGTTGGTGTTTGACCACCAGACCACGTTACTGAAGCTGGCCATGAAATTGCATATCCACCAGCAGAGTTAACTGTAATAATAGTGAATGATGTAATATCAGTTCCCGATGGGGGATTGATAAATGAGAATGTCGCTGTCGCATTCATTGTTACTACGAATGAGTTACCTAATGACAAATCGATGTTAGTTGCACCACTAGCAGAAACTGCTGTAACAGAGTCACGTTGAATTTTTGCTTTGATATTACCAATCCAATATCCAGAAGAATCAACAGAAGCAACAACTGTTCCTGCATGATTGATTGTCAATGGAGTTACTGTAGTAGGACCAGATGCAGTTTTAATGTAAACACCATAAGATGTTGCGCCATATGCTGAAGTATTTTCGAACAATGCGGCCGCAGTATTATTAGTATTTGTTGAGCCTGTAGAAATTACTTTTCCGTAAACACCAATTGGCATACTTGTGCCAGAAAGTAATCTTCCAGTATATGATGGTAATGCACCAGTTGCACCAGATGCTCCTGTAGCTTCAGCATAAACACCAATTGAACCAGCATTGTTTGTGTTTGCTGTTGCGCTACCATATAGACCAAACGAATTCAAACCACCAGAAGAAGCGGCTATAGAATATACACCATACACGGAGTTTGAACTTGCGAATGACTGTCCGGCATCAATGTACGCACCATATGTTGGATATGTATTTCCACCAGCAGAATTTGGCGTTTTTATGCGTAGACCAGATGATGTATTTGCAGAATCATCTGTCATAAAAATTTGTAATTTTGATTGTAGTGTATCTACATTAATACCAAGTAATAAATTGCCCGTATTTGCGAGTCTATATCTCTCTTGATAATTTTCTGAGCCCAATACGCCAGTATATGTGCTGAAAGCAATACCACCATTTGCAATCGCTTGTACCGAACCACCACCAGATACGTGTGAGTATTGAACACCGCCTCCACTAGTTGCATCATAAACAGAAACTCGTTTACCATTAGAAGTTGGGACAATAGATGTTCCAACAGAAATAGTATTATTTGTTACAAGTGTGTTTGCAGTTTCTGTTCCTGTTGTATACGATGTTACGAAAACAGAATTTCCGTAGTACGTATTTGCTTTAAAATCGGAATACTGAAACGATGCGTTTGCAATATCAATTGGAGAGTTTGGCTCTGGAGTATAGCCTTTAAATACTGTCCAACGATCTTCAGAAACGTCTCTAAAAATACCTGTGTGTCTGGATCCATTATCATTGTAGTTTCCAGCAATACCTATGTCTGGATTTGAAATCAAATTGTTTGCATTCAAATACAAAATACTGTCTTCAACTTCAAACGTTGTTGTGTTGAAAGAAATAGTGTTACCTTGAACAACAAGGTCGCCAACAACGTTTGCATTACCAAAAACTTTTATATCGCCACCGACATAAAGACTTTTACCTACAGATGCACCACCGTATGTTCTTAAACTTCCTGTATTTGCTGTCTCTGCATTTTCGCCTGTCGTTACTATCATTCTCTGATAAGTTATATTTGCGGTTGAATCAGAAATAAAAGAGACTGTATTTGGAGACACAAGCGTATTGATACCATTTAAACCTTGAAACCTTAAAGTTTCTGTAGTAAGAGAAACGGAATCCGTTCCAGTATCACCAGAAAGATTCAGACCAGAATTAACTGTGTCTGTAATTTGATTAACGGTTGTTCTGAACTCGTTAAACGTATTAGATAAATTTACTTGATTAATTTGTGGCATTTTTATTTACTCTCATTCGTAATTTGTAACAACATGCGCTTGATATCGCTTAATTCTGTTTTCATAAGATGAACCTCGTTTCGGATTAGACTCAACTCTTCTGCACCTCTATTTATCTCTGTAAATTTTCTCTTTTGAATTTTGTACTTCAAAAATGAATCTACATCAGTATTTAGTATAGCTTTAGAATGTAAATCTCGTTCTGTAAATCCCTGAATTGGGTCGATGATAGGAACTTTATTTTTTGATATCATGCCAATGCAATTCCTCTTAAGTTTTTAATTTTTGTTGCATAATTCGGATTGCTTGAAAGGAATACTACTTTTATCGCAAAATACTTATATCCTTGGAATGTTCTTCCATCAGGGGTCGTGTATGCAATTGAGTTATTTAGCACTCTGAATATATCTTGTCCAGTTGCTACTGTTGAGAATGCACTATCTACAGTCAAGGAAATATTATTTGAAATTGTAGTGATAACTCTATTTGTTCTATTAGCACCAACAGCAATAGTATCACCAATCTTCAAGTCTTCCATGAATCTAGTTGATGTTCCAGACACGGTTGTGGAAACATTAGATATTGCAACATTACCAGTCAACATAGTTGAACCGCCAGTTTTGATGCTCATAGGAACAACATATTTTTCTTCTCTGAAGTCTGTTTGATCCAATGTAAATGTTTCTGTGCCAGATAATTCTAATGGTGTATAGAATTTATCGTCAAAGCTATCTGAATCATTTTCATTCAAAACTTTTACATAAACTTTAATTGATGTTCCTGGTGGTCTGTTTACGTCTAAGTAAACTACCACATCGGACGCTTCAAAGCCATCATTTAATGTAACAACTTTTGTGATGTATCTAGATTGTGATGAATATGGTCCAGCTGGATGCTCTTCATTTCTAATTGACATGGTTTGACTCACAGCATTAGATGTTGTGAATGCGCTAGTAACAGTTAGATATGTAGCATTTGTAACACTTGCAATTCTTCTGTACTCAGTACCAAAGTCTGCATACTCACCAGCATATACCGTGTTAGAGAAATCAGTACCAACACCAACAACCGCTGTGTCTGTTGTGTATTTTATCGTACCAGCAATTGGAGTGTAATAGTTATTGTTAATAATGTTCTTTGAAAAATTGAACAAAATATTCTCATTGTCGATATAAGGACTAATATACTTATCGTTAGTTGACAACGTTGCTCTTAACTGTAAAGATTTAAATGAATTTGCATCTTCGGCAGTATTTGCAGAAATTTGTTTTCTGGAACGATTTATCAACTTCTCATAATTTTTAATTGTTGTGTATGAGCCATCAACAGAGTATGCACTATCAACAGTTTTAATATCGTATGTGATATTAGTTCCTGGTAGGACTTGGTCTCCGATAATCGGAGTCAATACATCATACTGGAACGCATTTGAAATTGGAATGTTCGTCCAATATGCAACTTTACTAGATGTTGAAAATTCAGCAACTCTCATTGTGAATTTAACGTCTAAGTTTTGTCTAGCAGTATGTGTTCTATCGTTTGATGATGAGAATAATACTCCACTATTATATGCGGATTCAATTCTTGTATTTTTATCTGGATTAGTAACGTCAATTGCACCTAGTTCTGCAACCCAAACTGCATAATCTGCATCATTATTTTCGGGACGCATAGTGAATGCATAGTCATTACCAGAAGCAAGGAATATAGGATTTTTAAATGTGAATTTTGTTGCCGCTGATGCGTCTTCACTAATGTTAATGTTCCTATTATTTACAACAGCTTCATCTCCTATACCAACAAATTTTGGAGATGGATATCCATTGTCAACTTCTCTAATTTCAACTCTAACATTTCTGTTATCATCTTTAGATTTAGTTCTGAAATACAAGTCTACTGATGTTGTATAGAATCCTTTTGGATATGTCTGTGGATCAACATAGAAACTTTGTGATAATGGATCGACACCAGGCCATCTATTGACTGGAGGAGGAACAACAGAACGTCCAATTTCAACACGTTCTTGATTAATTGTTCTTCTACCCAATAAAGTAATGTTATCTTGTCCATTGAACGTAACGTTATATGGGCGAGAATTAATTGTAACAGAACCTGTAGACTGCTGAATACCCTGTGCAAAAATTGTACTTGATGCGGCAGTTAATGTTGTTCCAGACGAATTTGTTGGACTATCCGTAACTAAAAATTCTCTCTGTCCAACATAAAATGTTCTGTATGGAACTTCAAATATCAAATAAATTTCATTATTTTTGACTGTCAATGGTTGACTTGCGCCATCAGCAATTGCAATCCAACTTGTATTCTCTTCAGTTAGATATCCGTTGTTATCATATTTTGAATTCAATTGTTGGAATGTAGTATTACCTAACAATTGAATTTGATAGCAATTTGATGTTACATTTACGCCATCAAAGAATGCGTAAAGTCTTGCGTTATTTTTCAAACCTGTTGCGTGAATTGCAAATTCTCTTCTACGCATCCACAATGCAGTCTCAACTTTAACAACTCTATCGAATGCAACATCTTGTTTAGATGATGTTGCAGATGAACCAGATGCTAATTGATTGTATGCAATTTGTGTTGTATTTTGAATTGCTGTAGTAACATTAAAGTTTCCAACTTGTGTAGTTTGTGCAGTAGAACGATCAATAGTTGTTTGTAAACTATTACCGATCCAATGAACATTCAAAGGTGCAACTTCAGAATTCCAAGCATTGACTAATGCTTTCCAATTATCTGCATCGCCAGTGTCATTGTAAACAATTGCTTTGCTTGTGTCGTTTGTAGTTTCAAAGAAATTATCTACGAATGGAACAGCAGTTAACTCGCCTTTCCAAACGAAATTTAATTCTTCAGCTAAACGAAGTTGTGCCGATGCATATGGCTGTTTTAGTCCTGGTGCTTCTACTTCCGTATATGGAAGCATAATTTTATTACCAGTAGTGTGTGTAGTTTCTGATAGAGTTTCATTATATCTCATACCAGAAGTATTTGCATTATCTTGCAATGCAGTAGCAAATCTGTTTGTTCTATCGATAGCCGATGCCCAATCACTACTTACTGGATTGCTGACTGCAAATCCAGAGAAAGGATCAACAAGAATACCATTCTTGAATCTATCAAATCCATTGTCATCCAATTGCGTTGTGTCTGTTGCTTGCTTCTCTAAGAAATTTAATGCAGTAAAGTATTCTAACTTTTCAACTCTATCGTTAAGTTTAGCAACGTCACGCATAGTGAAACGTTTATTCTTCAATAGTTTAATTTTAACATCAATTGGATTTGAAGGATATGGAGGAATCGTCAACTCTGCCAATTCTAACGTATCTGGTTTTGTTGGAGGCGATTCTGCTTTTTGATTTCCTGCACTTGGAGGAACTCCGTCATTGATGCCAAACACACCACGATTATTAATATAAACTTTAGAAATTCTACCTTTGTAGTAAATTAAACTAGCACCAAAGTCAGAACCAGATTGAGGAATACGAAGTCCATAAGTTGGAACTTGATATGTGCCATCATCGATTGCATTTAATGATGTGTTAGCAGTTTTGATTGGCCTAAAGTCAATACAATCACGTAAGTTATACGTAGTCTTTGTTATAGGACTTGTAAATATGGGTATTTGTGATGTTGTAATTGTAGTATTTGATGTTGTGACATCATTTACTGGATAAGAATCAACAGATAGATATCCAACACCTTGCGATGTATCGTGTGTAAAATTATCAAAGACTGCTAACAATCTTCCAGTAGGAGTAAATCCAGTAACTGGTTTAATACTTCCATGCTCATATGCATAATCACGTTGTCCATTGTCTAATGTAAAATATGAAGTAACATTCGTATTAGATGTTGATGCAGGACTTGCAAATGATGAAGACTGATAAACTGCTCTTAGTTGATAGATATCACCATATCCAAGTCCAAATGGACCTGCTAATCCAGATGTGTGAGTGTTAGGATTGATATTTGCTTGAGTTGCATAGTTAAGAGTTTTAATCTTCTCTTTTGCATTAGCACGATCCATCGAAACAATAATGTCTGCGGTGAATGTTGCATTTTCTTGCAAATCAATTGAAGCTGTTCCTGGAGAAGAAACCGTAACAGTACGTGTACTTCCCTTACCACCATTTGTACCTAATGCTAATACTGTTCCTGTTGGAAGAACTTTTGTAAATGTATTAGCTGTCGCACCAGTTGCGTGTGTGCTAGTAAGAGTTAATGATGTTGCATTTGTAATAGATGCAATCTGTTTTGTTAAACTATTAACTTTGATAAAATCACCAACACTAACTTGTGTGGTGAAAGATGTTGCACTACCAGTTACGGTATTAGATCCTGCACCAATAGTAACAGTACCAGTCAATGCAGAAGTTTCTACGTTAGCACCAGCATTGTTAACTACAACCATGTAGTAATCGTTTTTCTGTGTGGAGTTTAATGTTCCAGTACCAACGAATGTTTCTGTCACTACGTCTGTTGCAATAGTAGAAACGCCAGATGTGAACGATACCGTAAATTTCTTCTTAAACCTAAATGCAGTTTCTACGTTACCAACATCCGAACGAATAGTTTTAACTGCTTGATATGGCAGTTTGAATATCATAGAATTGAAGCCGGTTTCTTGTAAGACTGCTCCGTATGGAGTTACATCAGCAATATCGGCAAAACGTTTTGGTGTTCCAAAATCATAAATCGAACGAACGTCTTTAAAATTCTTTCCAGAATTCATTACGATTTCGTAAATATACAAATAGTATCTTGCGTCAGGTTGACCTTTTGATCCGCTTAAATATTCTACAGAACGTACTCTAGCGGTACCAATTTTAGTGCCAGTTACTGTTGCAGTAGAATGTGTTCCGTTTGTAATTACTTGTTGTGCAGTATCATACAAATCAACTTGAGTTGATTCCATAAGGTCCCAAGCACCAACAAGTTCATTGACAAGAATGTATTGCCCGTAGTTAATTTGAGTTTTAGTTTGATCTACGTAGCTTGTTGCTAAACCTTTTTGAACGTCAATTGGTGTTCTTGCAATAATTTCATTTCTATAACCAGATGTATATGATGTAAATGGATCGACCTCAACTAATAGAAGCGTGTTATTTCCACCTTCAGCAGAAGTATATCTACCACCATTAGTTCCGGTGAGTAAATGTTCACGAACAGTAACAACAGGATCGGAAATTGTATAGTTTCCAGATTCTTCATTTGTTCTTTTTGCCATCACATCTTCAAGATTACTATCTACAGTAGTAATTTTACGTTTTCTTGTGATGCCCTCTTCAACTTCTGTTACTGTAATAAATTCATTTTCATCCGTAGTTGCGCCGAGTGCAACTTTTGTCAATATAGAATCAATTTTAAATCTATCTGCACCTGGTGCTTGATAGTTTGGTGTTCCTTGTGCATTGTCAACTAATGAGTTATCTGCAATATAATCTACGAAAGATTTTGTAGGAACTAAACCAATTTTATATGATGGTACATTAGAATATTTGTCTAGAAGAATTGTTTGGTTCGTGTGTTTAACGAAATGATCTGCCATCCAAATGATACCATTAGCAACAGTTATTTTAGAACCGTAGTCATAAATTTTCTGTGTTGCTAAACCTTCATCTACAACATTACGTGTCGCATTTGTTGCGGCCGCCATTGCATATGCTCTGGTTGAAGTATTTGCGATAAAAATTGTTTCCGAATTTGCAAATGCGGTATTGGACGTATAGTTTGTAATATTTGTAACATTAACAACAAGAGTTGAACCAGTACTTGTTACTGTATTTGCAGTTGTTGTAGTCAATGTTCCCGATACGTTAGACACAAATATTTTATTCGTACCTGTAATCGGATCAATATAAGCCGCTTCAATTGTCGCAGTATTTCCAGTAGAAAATGTAATTTTATTTCCTGGAACTAAAATTGTAGGAGCATTATTTACTGTAAGAACTTGTGTTCCGTTTGTTGCGTAACTGATAAAAAGCGTTTTTGGATCAGTACCGTCTAAGTCGGTTACTATTCCGCAATACGCTTTGATACCGCTATTTGCGCCGTAAACAATGCTACCGTTAAATGCGGCAACATTTGCTTCACTACCATTATATGTATTTTGTAATTTTACGAAATTTAGATTCAAGTCTAAATTTTGTTCACAACCTTCAACAATAGCGCCTTGCTTGAAAAAGAATTCTGCAAAACGCTTCGTCTGAGTTTGTTGAAGAGTTTGTGCTTGCGTTAATTCTCTAGCCTGAACAGCACGTCCAGGTCTGTAGAGAACTCGTACAAACTTTTTGTCTTCATCAAAATCATCATAATACGGACTTGTATTAAAGTCTACACCACCTGGATTAGCCATTTATATTTCTTCGTTTGTTTAGAACTGAATGATAAGTTTTACGTCTTCGATCTGGTCTGCCGCTCTAGAGATAGGTACTCTATTTTCGACATAAAGAATGTCACCAGTGTATGGTTGCAAACCTGGAGTTGTAATGCCTGCAATAGTACCTGTGGCAGCCGATGTACCACCAGTTGCTGTTGCGCTGTTTGCAAAATTTTGATTTACTGGCTTAGTTGTATATAGATATGGTGATGACCACTCAACAACGGATGCTGTGTTTGAACCGCTTGTAACAGTCTCATCTAATGAGAATGTTCCTGAAACGGCAGCCATTTGATATTTAAATGACTGTCTGTAAGAAGATGCAGTTGCTCTTGTTGTTGTACCATACAAGTATGGATCACGAATGATACCAACTTGACGGAATTCGTTAGCAGTAGAAATTGTATTAGATTCGCTACCATCAAGACGAACGTTAATCATAATATACTTAGCGCCCATTTCTTCGATAGGATCAGCACCGTGACCATAGCGTGGAGAAATGATTGGCAATGCGACCGCCGCACCAGAACCAAATGATACCGATGCTTTAGTATATCCGCTACCAGCATTTGTAATTGTAACCGCTGTAACTGCACCACCAGAGATTGTTGCATTTGCAGTAGCGCCAGTACCGTCACCAGTAATTGTTACTGAAGGCGCAACACCATATCCGGATCCACCACTAATAACTCTAACAATTTCAATCGATCCATCAACTGCGGCACTCTGTACGCTCCATTGTGTCGTTCCGTCATCGGAAGCCAATGTCTGAACTGGCATGTAATCACTAGTTAAAAACTTAAGTGCTTTAGCAGTAGAAACTGTGTACATGAATTTCCAAACATAACCATCTGCTGTAGTAAATCTAGATGTGCTAGTTCCAGTTGGTTTTGTTGTCGATGCCGCACCGCCATTGTTAAACAAGCACTTATAAACATTATAGTCTTCAGTCAAAACGTAAAAGTTTTCTGTAAGAATATTTACGTCTGTATCATCATACGCTATGTATACTGTTCCGCTTGTCCAATCATAACGTGGAACTGCATGTGTTACGTCAGCACTTTGAATACGTTTTACGCCATACATATCACGCCATGGTGTATATTCGATGTTTGCTGTTGAATTGATTGGTGTTGGAGGCACGTTATCATTTGGAAATGCTGTGTTTTTACCCACAAACAAATACATAATAGTATTTGCCGCCTCTGAAAAAGATTCATAAAATTGCTGTGCGTTATGAATTCTAAATTTGCTAGTTACAATTGATGCCATTTAGGTTTCTCCTTTTGAATACTGTACTGATGTTGTTTTTCATTCACTTATTTATATAAGTTTTTTTTGAATCTTGCTGTTATTTTACATATTTAGGCTGATATTTTATATGCAAAAACGCCGCTAAATTGATTTATTGGAAGTCTGTCTGTAATCATATATGTCGTATTTGCAATAGACTGTACGGTGAAATATTCATTGTTTGCGACAAACACATCACCCAAGACAAAATCTCTCACAAAATCTACTGGTCCTGTGCCGATAACTACAGGAGCCAATTCAGAGAATACTCTCTCACGAATCGAATATAGTGTAGTTGCACTATAGCTTGACAATGGTAAATTTCCAAATGTTGGAGTTGCTGATGCAACCGTTCCATCATATCCAGTTACTTTAGTATATTTTATATATGTCGAAGAATTTAATATTGTCGGATATGATGTGTCGAATTGTTCTTGTGCAATAATATTTCCTGTTCCACCAGGAATAAAATCTTGGAAAGATAAAGTTGAAATATCTTTTGGTTTAACATCGCCATAAGTTGTGTCATATGCTTGAATAACTCTAGTCTTGTAGGATAAACCAACCCTAGATGGAATTTCAGGTGAGGACATATCCAATGCGTTCTTGAACTGAACTTTAACACGATTGTATTGTCTCAAATCAATCGATGTTTCAGAAAGCATACTCACAACATTGGCCGCATTTGCACTAGTTAATGTAACTGGTACAATAAAATTCATTGGTGAATATAGTCTTTGGTTAACGTAACTCGGAAGAGCAGGAA